ACCACACGACAGGCAAGAACATTATCTGGGCGACAGACCCGCCGCCTGAACTAGGCGTGGGCTTTGCAGATGAAATCACGCTGGAACAGTTGGAAAAAGTTCAGTTTGTCCCTCGTGTGCAGAAACGGATTGCAGACCAGAAGAAGCGCACCAGCAAGAAAGCTGAGGTGTTCACGCCGACTTGGGTTTGCAAGAAGATGGCAGACGTTGCAGAGAAAGACTTGGTAGGCAAGGACTGGAAAGAATACATCAACAAGACTTGTCTTGAAATCACCTGTGGCGAAGCGCCGTTCCTCACAAGCCGATACGATACCACAACAGGGCAGATGATTGCCGTGCCTGACAGAATCGGTCTGCTGGATAAGAAGTTAAATGTTCTGGCAGAGCAGTTCCATGACTACGATATGTGGATGTGCTGGGCAATCAGTGCCTACGCATCGACATACGGCTATGAGTGGCAGGGAGACAATCTCTTGCTGGCAAGGTGCAACTTGTTCCTGACGCTGATCGAAAATTTTAGGTATCGTTTTGATGCCGAAAAGCTGGAAATCGGCTTCATGCCAATTTTTCTTGATTGCATTGCAGACATCATCTCATGGAACGTCTGGCAGATGGATGGGCGGAAAAAGACCGTTCCCGGCACGGACATTCCGTGCAAAATCAAAGACTGGAAAGCCGACAAAGAAATCCTGTTTAAGGATGTTGGGGAGGAAAAATAAAATGAGCAGTTCCGCAGAATATGCAAAATCAGAACTTGCACGTATTACAAAAGACGGAGACGGGTTGCAGGATGCAATCAATAAAAACATTCTTGATATTGTTGAACTTTTTGCAAGTCAAGGACACAGTGGGATTTCCGCTGGATATGCAATGTCTATTCTTGAACGTCTTTTACGGTTCAAGCCACTCACGCCGCTGACGGGCGAAGATGATGAATGGACAGAAGTGTCGGACAAAATGGGACAAAGATGCTTCCAAAATAAACGATGCTCAAGCGTGTTCAAGACCACTGATGCACAAGGTAACACGATTGAAGTACATGACATTGACGCAATCGCTTATTCCGACAACGGTGGCCTTACGTGGTTTACAAGTAGCCAATTTCGCAAAAATGTGACGTTCCCCTATGAGCCACCTACGCACCCGGAAAAAATCTATATTGAATACACGGAAGATGTTCCGCTTGGCTGGTCTGGCGACAAGTATGAGATTATCACTGAAGACAAGGAACGTATCGAAGCGTTGAGAACTAAGATGCAGAAGAAATTTGATGAAAAGGAGCACTAATGCAGACTGACAGAGGAATCTACCACAAGCGAGTGTGTGACCGCTGCGGAGCGGTTCTAGGCGGCAGGATGATGAACCCTGACGAATACTTCAAGGACTGGGGATGGCGCAGGGACACAGGCGACCTGTGCCCGGAGTGCTATGCAGAGTATAAGCGAGTGATCGGACGGTTCAACGCCAACAGAAGGAGAAAGAGAGGGCAGATATAATGGATGTTTACTGCACCACCGAACATTGCTCTTGCATGGGCATCAAGCAGTTCTCCGCTGGCAAAGCTATCCGATGCACAGCAAAATCCTGTGAGAACAAATCTGAGCCGTCCTGTGGCTCTTGCAAATGGTACGCAGAGCCGGAGGGCGTATGCGTAAACGACCAGTCAGAACACGTTGCAGACTTCGTGTGGGATAAACGTGGATGCAAGGAATGGGAGAAGAAAGATGACAGCAGGGAAGAAAATCAGGAAGCGCAGGACTGAACTGCACGTCAAGCAGAAAGACCTTGCGAACAGAATCGGCGTGACAGCCGCTTTCGTATCTGCTATTGAGAACGGAAAACGCAGATGCAAGGAGAGATGGCTTTTCAGAATTGCGACCGTCCTTGACTGCACCATATATGATTTGCAAGATGACGAGCCTAAAGGTTTGGTAGACCCCACCAATGATGACTTCGGAGCGGTCTGCAACTGCGCTGTCCGCTATTGCTTTGGCAGACGGTCGTATATGCCTAGCCTTGTCTGCGGATACATCACTACGCTTCTGCCGAAACTAACGGACAAGACGCTGGATTGCTTTGAACGTGACATTGCAGAGCGCAAGCGGACAGGGTTCAACTTTGGCGATTCCTGCGACTATGAGACGTGGGATGCGTTCTACAAGGCGGTTTGTAAGGAGATTGAAAGGAGAAAGGGCAATGCCAATATATGAGGTCGCTTTAGGCATCGTTTTGACAACGATGGTTGGTATGTTGTTTGTATCTCCCATTTATCTGTTTGAACGATATATCCTTTGGGAAATTTTGGACGAATATATTGATAGCACCGTTATCAAGGTTGTTGCTTGTGCGGTTATCAATATTGCTATTTTCTTAATTGGATATGTAATCGTTCTTGCTGGTGCGGGGTATAAAAATGGCTAACACACTTTGGCATCCAGCAAGCGAACCGCCACGAGATCGAACGCAGCCTTTGTTGCTTGCGGCTAAGACAACGTGGCGTGATAAAGATGGAAAAATGTTGCAAGGAATCTCGCCGACAGCCTACTTCCTTGGCTGTTACGCAGACGGTCAGTTCTGGGATGAGATAGGCGAGAGACTGCCAAAAGATGTGACGGTGACGCATTGGATGGCGTTTCCGATGGTGTAGGAGGGCTTATGAAAAACAATATCGTTGTTACGCAAGATATGGTTGACGCATTCACGGCAGAAATGCAGGAAGCATACAAAAAGTACGGTGATGATGAAGAAATCGTTCACAGCATGATGGACGGCATCATGTGTGAAACCTTAGAAAAGCTGGGCTTTGCAAAAGGAGTGGAAATCTTTGACGAAGCACCGAAATGGTATGCGTAAGGAGCAGTAAATATGACGAACAAGAAGTTTGGCATCATCATTATGAACTTGAGCCTTTTTGATTTCGGGCCGAAACCGCCTTGTGGGTATATCAAGGCAAAACATATCCGCCCAGCGTACGGCAAAGGCGCAAGGCCTGTAAAGGCGCATAAGCGAATCACGAGAACGAGAGAGGGGTTTAGAAAGTGAAAAAGCTTAAATTTCCTGAGGATTTCTTTGCGTACGACAACCCAGACTGCCCAGACAAGGACATTGAAAAAGCCGTGAACAGGATGAAGAACTGGATGAAGGGTGAGACCTACAAGAGCAACCCTTGGTTCTTTATGGCTGCTGGCAACTATCTGATTGTCGGCCTGATCGCTGAGGACGGGCAGAAAACAATCTACGTTGCACGGCAGTATTATGAGATAGTCAACATTCCGGGCGAAGGCTGGCTGCGTGAATCTGACGCTGAGTGCCTATTTTGAGGAGGATTAAAGATGGAAGAGCTTAAGAGATGCCCGTTTTGCGGTAAGAATGCAGTTTACATTGGCGTGTGCGATGATGAAGGAAACTTTCATGGCCGCTTAGGATGCGAGTACGAACAAGACCCGTGGAGCGGGCTTTCTTATGACTTGCATCACGAAGGATGGGGCAAATGTATCCTTTGCACGGATGGAGACAATCAAAGCATGGGTGGCGTGCTATTTGACACGGCAGAGGATGCTATCGAAGCGTGGAACAAACGCTACAAAGAGGATTGAATATGGAGCAGGAACACAAGCCGAGAACATCAATGATTCTTCTGCTGGAACACGTTCATGCTATGGACGAACTGACAGACGAGGAATTTGGAGCATTCGTCCGCAACTACGCACAGTATGTTGAGACTGGACTTGAGCCAGCATACGACAACGACCGTGCTATGCGGATGCTCTGGAAAGTTGTTAAGGCGTTCGATGATATGAATGCGCAGAAAAGGCAGGAGCGAATCGAGAAAAACAGACGGAGCGCAAATAAGCGTTGGAACGATGAAAAATGCAAGTGCATACAAACGCATACTAATGATGCAAACGCATACACTGGTATGCAAAATATGCAAATGAATGCAAACGATGCCTTATCTGTATCTGATTCTGTATCTGAATCTGACAAAAAAGAAAAATGTGAAAAGAAAAATGCCAACGAAGTAAAACGCTTCAAAGCACCGACTGTCGAGCAAGCCAAAGAATACTTTGCGGATAAAGGCTACATGGAATCAGAAGCAGAGCGGTTTGTTGACCACTTCACGGCAAATGGCTGGAAAGTTGGCAAATCGCCTATGAAAGACTGGAAGGCTGCTGCACGAAACTGGATGCGTAACGTGAAGGACTGGAACGGTGGCTATCAGCAGACAATGGCTGAATTGCCTGACGAGGGAGACTTTCTGCGGTGAATATTGAAAATCAGACCCAATACATCCTGCTGGGGGCAGTCCTCACGTTCTCGGAATATGCCGATGTGCTGCAAGACCTTAAAATCGACGATTTCTGCCCTGAACTGCGTGATACATTCGCTGCCATTTGTGGCTATTGGGAACACAACGACAAGTGGAACCCGGTAGAAGTCATGGGGCGGTACGATAACTGCAAGAAAGCAATGGGTGAATGTCTGGATGCCTTCGGTGCAGAGTTCATCCGCAACGTCACTCACGACATGATGCTTGGATGGGCTGGAATCGTCAAGGAAAAGGCGGCATTGTCCAGAGCCAGAGAGATTGCATTCAAAATCGTTGATGGCTCGACCAGATATGCAGACCTGACAGGCATTTATGAGCAGCTAGGCGAAGCTATAAACCTGCACAACGAGAGAAGCGATTTCATCCCGATGTGTGACGGCATAGACAATTACATCCGCAAGCTAGATGATAAGCCGGAGTATATCAGCACAGGGCTTAGAGTGTTGGACAACAACTTGCATCTTGTGCCGGGCAACTTCGTTGTGATCGGCGGCAGACCATCTGCCGGTAAAACAGCTCTGTCCTTGCAACTTGCCTGTGAAATAGCAAAAAACGGACGCAAGGTGGCGTATTTCAGCCTAGAGACCGACCCGGACACGCTCTATGCTCGTATTATCGCAAACCAGCTAGGCGTACCGCTGCACACGGTCAAGAACAAGACCGTCAGCATTAACGAGCTTGACCGGCTGGCGGCTATCAAGAAATATCCGCTATTCATCCGCTCTGCCGCTGGTAAGAGCGTTGGGTGGATTAGAACGCAGTCCATCAGGATGCAAGCTAAAGTGGTTTTCATTGACTATTTGCAGCTTATCCATCAAGCCGGAGCGAAAGACCGATACAGTGCCGTTACGGAGATCAGCATGGCACTACATGAGTTCGCACAGTCCACGGGAACGCTGGTGGTAGCCCTTGCGCAGCTCAATCGAGAGACCGCAAGAGCAGGCATCCCACCGACCGCCGCAGACTTGCGAGAATCCGGGCAAATCGAGCAGGACGCAGATGCAATTATCCTGCTGGCGCAGAACGTGACCACAAAAAAGCGACCAGAGCCGCATTATCACTTTGCGCTTGAGAAGAACAAAGAGGGCAACGTGGGGTCGCTGGACATCACGTTCCAGATGGAAACTCAGCAGTTCAAAGAATGCGTGTGGATGTAACGAGAGGAGAATAAACATGAAATACCGCAAGAAGCCAGTTGTTATCGAGGCATTCAAACTTAATGCACGAGGCCTTGTTGGAGAAGATTGGTTCTGGAATGCAGTAAGTAGCAATGAGATTATCACGCATGATTTCGGAAAGTTTCACGATGACCCTGCGTGGTGCGAGATTAAAACGCTCGAAGGGACTATGATTGCTAGGACTGGCGATTATATCATTCGTGGCGTAAATGGCGAAATCTACCCGTGTAAACCTGACATTTTCGAGAAAACATACGAAGCGATTGAGTGATAGTAGCCTAGCATCGTTTCTGCGCTCGTATCTTCACGGTAGAATAGGCAAGAAAAACAGATAACATGGTCTGGGCGATAAAGTTACCGTCTGAACCCAATAAATATTTTTTATCAATCAACAAACGGAGGAAAACGATTATGAACATCACTCGACTGGAACAAGAGACCATCGTCAACTTCAATGCAGCGGAAGATACTGCATCGGTTTATACCGCTGACCCGGTGTATATGCGCAAGCTTGACAAGCTGTGCGAACGTGAGCCTGCATCGTACAAGCTGGTCAAACAGGACAAGGACGGTAAGTGGTATGAGATGCCCAAGCGACTGGTTCGGTTTGCAACCACAAGAATTATGACGGACGAACAAAAAGAAGCGGCTGCGGAGCGTATGCGCAAGATGCAAGCAGCAAGATGCAAGCAGACAGCAGAATTCAAATCTCCGCTATAATCACCAATTAACAAATGGAATGAAAAGCATGGAATGGTATCAGGTAGTAAAACTACCCTCTGCGACTATTCCGTGTTTTTTTTT